AGCAGATTGAGCGTGTGACAAGGTTAGAGAAAATAACTTATTTAAAAGTCTTTGCGAGTCTTTAACCTTGTTCACATCTGATTTGGGATAGGGAGTATTAGTCCAAATATTCGCAAATGGAACAATTGGATATATATCAGTATTAAGAATACGCTCATAAAGTAAAATATCTCCAATGCTACTGCATTGAGCAATTCTTGTTTGCATAATTTCTTCTATTTGTATAGCGCCTCTTTCTATAGCTTCAACTGTTTCTTCGTCTTCTATTATTACGCTATATGCATCAGGGTCTATAATTTTTTCGCTTCCATCTATAGTACTAAACAATCTATAGAAAGGAACTTTTACCTTGTAAAATCTATCAAGTATTTGATATTTTTGATTTACGTTGTAATCTAAATCTTTTGCCTCGGCAGGAGTAAGTATATTGTTACTATTTTTTAAGTTAGATGTTGGATAATCTTCTCCATACAAAGAATTATTTCCAACTTCAACATCGTCAATAAACTCTTCCATTTGAGGATACAGGTCTAAAACTTGCTGTCTGGTTAAAAAAGTAGACAATATCATTCCTGACGCATCATTAAAAAACCTATCTCTTGATGCTGGGTCTACATAAACTCTAAAAGGGTCTACGTGCGTATACTTAACTTCACCTCTTCCATAGTCAGCTTCAGGGTCTATATATACGTACATATATCCCAGTCCAGTAACAGCATAATCATGAACTACTTGTTTAAAAGTACTGTCTCCGTTTGATATATCCCAAACATATTCTAATATTGTTTTCCATATATTAGCTAGTTTGTTATCAGAATCTTCTCTTGCAATAGCAGAAAACTTTGCAGGTCTAGATGTAAGCAATGATTTTAACTTGTCAACTGCAGCATATACTCTATCTATAACAAAATCAGCTTGCCCTACTGCTTGTAAAGCATTTGATTCGTCGTTTGTATAGTGATTGCCTAAAGTAAAATCTACTGCATTTCTTGCTTCATCGTCCCATTGTTGCCTAGCGTCTCTCCAGCGCCTAAACAATTCTCTTGAAATCTGAGATTTAGATTTATTTTCGTCGTAATTAGCCATAAACTCCCAATTTAGTTTTTAGTCTAAAAATAAAAAAATTTATGTACTAAAGTCAAGTAAAATCTATATTTTTTGTCCAGTAACCCAGTTTATGACTGTTTTAGCCCTAGTTTCTTCAATTTTACTCATTTTGTCTTCTAGTTTGTTTGCGTCAATTGCAGAACTTTTTGGCGGTTTTGCTGTAGTGACAGCATACCATAGTCCGTCAAGAAGGTCATCATTTCTACCTTTTGGAAACTCAAACATTTCATCTACTAGGTTTTCATGCTCTTTTTTGATAAACAATTTTCTTCGATTTACAATAGGGCAAAGCAATGCTTCTAACCTATCTTCTTTTTTGATACCAGCTGGAGGCCTTACTCCCTGAGATAATCCTGGTGCTAGCTTTCTATCTTTTCCTACTAGTTGATTTACATAGTCCTTTACCAGTCCTTGAGCACCAACTTTTTCTACATTGACTCTTCTTACAGGGTGATACTCTTTTGCCATATCTACAATTCGTTTTGGCATAGCATACAAAGGAGAATGTTCTCTGTAGTAATCTACTACGTATATATTTCTATCGCTATCAATAGCAATAACCATAATTACCTGAAAGTCACTTCTTGAATTTGCTTCATAAGCCAAGTCAACTCCCATATATACATTTACTGGTATAGCAGACTCATCTACCATCATATAGTTAAATCCGTTTCTTTCAACTAAATTACCTTTATAATAATTTATTCTGTCAATATGAAATTTTGCGCTTTCTAAGTCTCTAGCTTCATTTAAGTATTCTTGGGCAAACTTATGAACTAATCCCATCTCAGTAAATCTTCTTTTTATGTCTAATAGTTTTTCTCTGGTAAAATAGCTAGGCCATAGAGGAACATCGTCTACTATAGCCTTTTTATATAGTACATTCCAAGCAGACTTTCTATCTTCTTTTTCCGCTTGAAGATATCCATCGTACACTCCTTGTAGGAATGAATCGTAATGGACTATCGTACCAATAAGCCATATTGACCCTTCGTTTTCTTTGGAGTTTTCCAAAGCGGGTTCTACTGTTGACATTACCCATTCTTTAATCTCTCTTCTTCTTTCTGGTGTTTTTGTATTTAATTCTGACTCAAAGTCGTCAAGAATAATGTTTGTATATCTTAATCCTAGCTGAGAACGACCACGAAGTCTTTGAGATGTTCCTTTGGCAATAATTCTATCTCCTCTAGCTGTAGTAAATTCTTTTTCTGTCCACTTACTTCCTTTTAGGTCTCCAAAATAATATTGTAAAGCAGGATTTATGTCTATATGGTTTTGTATATATTTAATATGGTCAATTGCCTGAGATTGTTCTTCAGACACCCAAGCAATAAATTGTTTCTTTTCAGGAGGAGCAAAGTACAGTTGGTGTAATAATGCAGTTTTAGCTAATGTTGATTTTGCATGACCTCTAGGAAGTATAATACAAACACGCTTATCTTTTCCTAACAAGATATTACTTAACTCATACTGATAAGGAGCAGGAGTTGATTTCATAAAATCTTCAGGTAAAAACATTTGACCAAAAGTAACTATGTCTTTTTTTGCCAACTCTAAAGCCTTTTCTTTTGCAGAAAGGTCAGGAGGTATTATATTAAAGTTCTTTTTGGTATTCTTTTTCATAGACTCTATCCATCATCACTAGTGTTTTAGGAGAAAGCCAGTCTCCATCTGGTACTTCAGTAAACATACTAGAGCTTTGCCATAATAAAGGACCTGCAACATATATCCAGCACTTTTCTTTTTGTTTAGTGTTGTCTAATATTATATTTGCTGTTGTTCTTATGTATAAACCATTTTTTGTAGATTCATACATGTCATACATAACAAGCTCATCTTCAGTTACTTCTACCAACTCTACCTTTGCGCCTTTTCCGTTTTGATTTTTTATTAAAGCTGGAAAAGACTTTGTTCCTGGAAATACAAGACTAAATCCTTCTACTTTACCAGTTTCGTCAAAACCTCTTCTTAATGTTCCATATACTGCTAATCTCATGCATGACCTACCTCTCCAGGTATACCTAAGTCTGTTATGTCAAAAGACGTGTCATATACCGTTAAACAGTTAAAACATTTTATATGGGTAGTATCTTCTATATCTTTACTATATAGATATACTCCAGTTTTGCTTAGTCTATAGTAACATATTAAACAACGTTTATTTTTCGTTATTTCTTTTAACTTCCGCCAATTTTTTGTTTTGAGACCCTTGAATTGCATTTAATTGCTCCTGTGTAAATCCTTGAAATAATGTTAACGACTCTGTAGTCTTTTCTGTATCCATCATTCCAGATATTTTCATTAATGTAGTTATTGCTGTGATTTTATCTCTATCAGAAGAACCGCCTTTATCTATGATATTTCTCATTTCTTCTAATAAATAAGTTGGAGTAATATCTGCTTCATTTAGGTACTTATCTATTTCTTCTCTAATCAATTTTTTCACCCTGTCAGTTTTTAACAACAACTTTGCTTGTGATTTAGCATAATTTTCATTTTTACTGGGAAATGCTTTCATATACGCTTCTACAACGTCATCTCCTTTTGCTACATACTTACCAAACAAAAATTCTTTATCTGTTGCCTGTTTTCTTTCTTTTTTCCTAACAGAAGGAGATTTGCCTTCCGTAGAGAACGTATGCATGTTAGTTCTCATATCTCCCTCAATTTTAACCTTAGGACTACAAACAAAAGAACCTATTATAGTTCTAATGAATGTAGTTTCTTTTTTTCTATCCTTCTTTTTAAGAACGCCTAGGTGTAACACTTGGCATACTTGACCATCGTCGGTAACTATCCAATCACCTTTATTAGAATGTCTCCAATCTAACGATATAGGTAGAGTTACGTATTTATCTCTAAATTCCTCTAGACTATCATAAAGGTAGTGAGTTACACCTTTTACTACACGTTCTTTCATAATTTAACTATTTTTCCTCTTTATCGTCAACGTCTTTCTCAAGTTCGTTAATAACAAATCGAATGTAGTTATTAGCAAGGAATCTTAGTTCATTAGCTTGTTGGTCTAATCTCATCAATTGACCAGCTAATTCATTAGCTCTGTTGTACTGAGCTTGTGCCTCTTCTGTTAAATCAGAATACAAGAACTCAATTTCCTTGCCATCATTCATTATTGTTAGCTTTTCTTCTTTCTTAGCCATATTTCCTCCTAATTATAATGGATTTACTTGTGGTGGTGCATATTCTTCTAACTTACGATGTAGTTTTTCTAATATGACTACATCTGCTACATTATGGTCGTAAACGTATTTCATCGCTTTTTCATCGCCCCATCTAGCTTTTTGCCACATTTCTGGTTTTACTCTTGTTTTACCGGCAATACCAAAAAACTCTGTAGCTGCCATTAATGATGAACGATGTAGCTTTAGTTTAGATTTTACTACGTAATATAGGTCTTTGTGTGACTTCTGCTTATATAGTGGGAAGAATGTCTTATGATACAATGCACGTGTTCTGATAAAAGGAATATCAAAACGAGTACCGTAATATGTAAATATTACATCATATTT